TAAAGAGGCTGGCCTGAAAGTCAACCGTGACTGCTACAACTCCTACTTCTACGCTGTGGAAGACCCGACTGTATCCATCCTTGAAAAGATGGCTCTACATGGCAAGGAGTTCACACAGTACCTTGATGGAGGCTCTGCACTCCACTTGAACCTTGAGCAACTCCCTACCGTTCCTGCGGCTATCGGCCTAATGAGAGCGGCGGCTAGACTTGGGGTGAACTATTGGACATTCAACACGCTCTCAACTATCTGCGATGCGTGTGACATTATCGACCCTCGGACTCTCTCGAAGTGTCCTAAGTGTGGTCAAAGTGACCACTTGGACTATGCAACTCGTGTCATTGGCTACCTGAAGCGAGTCTCTTGCTTCTCATCCGGTAGACAGGACGAACACAACAAAAGACATTATGCCATTATAGGCGCAAAACGTGAGGAGGATTATCAAATATGAAAAAGTTAGTAGCGTATAAAACCATTGACCAAATCGAAGAGGCTCTGGAGCGTGGAGACCAGAGATGCCGTAAATTCTTGGACACCTTGGATAAGGCCGTGAAAGTAGTATTGACCTTCCCTTTCCGTGTCCATGTGAAAATCATTAAAATCCGTCTGTCCTTGACCGATAAATATCTGGAAAGCAAGGCCAAGACCTGCGAGGTCATCCTGAAGAAGATGTCCTTTGAACGTAAGAAAGTAGCCAAGGAGCAGATTGAGGCTCGTAAGATGCTGAAAGACCTGCGTAGCAGATACAACTATTAAGGAGTGTGAACCAACGTGTTAATTTTCGACTTGGAATCTAATGGCCTCTTGGATACGTTGAGTCGTATTCATTGTATGGTCATATCGGACGGTGTGACTAGAACCCGGTATCGACCTGAAGATGTTGACGATGGTGTCCACCGACTGCTCAAGGCGATTGAGAACGATGAGCCTATCTGCGGTCATAACATCATCGACTTTGACATCCCGGCGATTCAGAAGGTGTTCCCTTGGTTCATCATTCCTCGCAACAAACGTCATCTCGTGGTTGACACGTTGGTTCTCTCCCGGCTTATCTACTCGAACATAAATGATATTGATGCTGGCCTAATGCGTTCAGGGAAACTACCGGGGAAACTCTATGGTAGTCACTCCCTGAAGGCTTGGGGTTATCGTTTGGGAGAACTAAAAGGAACCTACGCTGAAGACACTGAGGATGCGTGGGCCGTGTTCAGCGAAGAAATGCTGGAATACAATGACCAAGACGTTGTAGTCACTGAAAAGTTATACCACAAGTTAATATCCAAAGAATACTCTACCGTTGCAATCCAACTGGAACACGAGGCCCAATGGCTGATGTCCCAACAGGAGCGTAACGGTTTTCCTTTTGATGAAGCAAAAGCAAGAGAACTGGAGGTCACTCTGCGTAGTCGGGCCGCTATCCTTGATGCTCAACTCCGTAAGGCTGTCCCTCCGATTCCTGACAAAGTTTTTATTCCTAAAAAAGACAACAAGGCCAGAGGTTACAAGGCCGGGGTTCCGGTGCAGAAGTACAAAGACTTCAATCCTAACTCTCGCCAACAAATCGAATGGATTATTACTAAACACTTCGGGTATGTCCCGGATAATGAAGAGTTATTCGATGATGAAGGTCAGACTCGCTTGAAGATTGATGATGTGACCTTCGGATACCTGAAGAATGATGAGGACGCTCCCAAAGAAGTCCGGGAGTTATCGGCCATTTTCGAGGAGTACCTTATGGTGTCCAAGCGTCTCGGACAGTTGGCTGATGGAAAGCAAGCATGGCTCGGATGTATAGGCGAAGATGGGAACATTCACGGCTCTGTGAATCCCAATGGTGCTGTGACCGGACGTGCTACTCACAGTCAACCGAACGTGGCCCAAGTACCAAAAGTAGGCTCTCCATATGGTAAGGAGTGCCGGGAACTCTTCCGGGTTCCTAGAGGCTGGACACAGGCTGGTATAGATGCAAGTGGTCTGGAACTCCGCTGTCTCGCCCACTTCCTATTCCCTTATGACAATGGGCATTATGCAGACACGGTAGTCAATGGTGATGTTCACTCACTGAACCAACAGGCCGCAGGGCTACCCACGAGGGACAATGCTAAGACCTTCATTTATGCGTTCCTCTATGGGGCCGGGGATGCCAAGATTGGAAAGATTGTCGGAGGCGATGCCAAAGAAGGCAAGCGACTCAAGAGGGAGTTCCTCAAGAAAACCCCGGCAATCGCTGAACTCAAGAAGGCCATTGAGAACGCTCTGATTGCTGAGTCACATCATGGTCAAATCAAAAAGTGGAAACGCAGATTCCTAAAAGGTCTCGATGGTCGCATCCTTCATGTGCGCTCTCTCCACTCTGCTCTGAATCTCCTATTGCAATCCGCAGGTGCGCTTATCTGCAAGAAATGGATTGTTCGCTTGGAGGAACGCTTGGTGGAACGTGGGCTGACTCATGGATGGGACGGAGACTTTGCATACCTCGCTTGGGTACACGATGAGGTTCAAGTTGCTTGCCGCACTAAAGAAATCGCTGAGATTGTTGTGACTGAAGCACAGGCCGCTATGCGTGATGCCCAAGCGTTCTTTAAGTTCCGTACTCAATTAGATACCGAAGGAAAAGTTGGATTAAATTGGGCTGAGTGCCATTAATACAAGGAGGAATTTAATTATGAAAACAAGTGAATGTCGTGCGATTATCTTGGAGTTCATCCACTCCATGAAAGACAAAAGAGGTCTTGTCAGTGTGAATCAACATGAGGTAGCCAATGCGTTCGGCCTGAACTCTGGCTCCATTAGTCGTATCCTGAAAAGCCTTATCGAAGAAGGCAAAATTGTTAAGGTCATTCCTCATAGTTCTGGAAGACCTGCTGTGTATCGGGTGGTCGCATGAAGAACGTAACCGCAAAACTTGTGTCCTTTACACCGGATTACCTTGAGGTCATCGCCGGGGCCATGAGTAAATGCTATGAGAAAACTGTTGGAACTAAGGGTGTCCTGAAGGCTGTAGAAGCAGGACACCTTTCTATTTTGGAACATGCTTCTGCAACTGTGGACATTACATGCAGTCTAGGTGTCTTGGGCCAACTGTCCAGACACCGCCACTTCTCCCCTACCGTTAAGTCATCCAGAGGAGCCGACTTCAAGGGAGAGTATGTGACTCCGGTTCGTATTGAGAAGAGTCAATTCTTAGACGAATATATTGACTTCGTTCTCGGAGCGTTCCGCTTGTATAACAAGATGATTGAGGCCGGGATTCCCCACGAGGATGCGGCCTATGTACTACCAAAAGCAACCATGACTAAACTGCGTATTACTGCAAACTTCCGTGCGTGGTTCGAGTACCTACCAAAGCGGCTCTGTAAGAGAGCCATGCCAGAACACCGGGAACTTGCCTCATTGATTCACGATGAACTCCGATGGGCTATTCCGGTATTCGACAAAGAGTTCTTGAACTGCGAGAACTGCACAGAACATGGATGCTCATTTCACTAATTAGGAGGAATCAACTATGGCTGAAAAATGGTATGAACGTGTAGCAAAACAATTCGGTGCTGATGTGAACCCTGAGATGGAGACCACAATCACTGAGGGCTTGTCTCGTAACAAGGCTCTATATGGTGCTAGATACTGTCCTTGTAAACTACAACGCACTCCCGACAATATCTGCCCTTGTAAAGAGTTTCGTGAAGAAGGCCATTGTCATTGTGGCCTGTTCATATAAGGAGTGATTGTAGATGGGAGGATTACTGAACCCTGCTAATCCCTTGAACCTTATAAACCCTGCGAGTCCGTGGTATCACATTTACAACAATTCAACCAAGGACACTCCATCACAAGAGAAGGCCGCTACTGCGGTAAACCAGACAGTTACTACCGTGAGTAACACTCCTGACCCTTCGTTCATCCTGTGGATTCTCTTTGCTCTCGTGATTATAGGTGGAGGTGTTGCTATTTATGTCACAACTCGTGAATAGAACAATGTCATTCAAGCCACAACTCGCTCTTGACTTATCCAAGGTCAAAGTAGCGAAATTGGTATGGCCTATGTTGGTCTCCCAGAAGGTAGATGGTGTCTGGTGTTGTGCCATCAAAGAGAACGACACAGTGACCACATATAGCCGAACCGGAGAAATCTTTACATCCATGAGACACATTGAGGCCGAACTTGATAAAATCCTCAAGAACCGTGAGGGTATCGTATTCGAGGCCGCTGTGTATAGCAATACAATTCCTCAGTCAGTGGTCTCCGGGTGGGTGCGTGATACCAAGAATCAACACTTGGAACTCCATGCCTCCTGCCATACCCTACTTGACCTTGACAACTTCGAGGTTCCTTTTGAAACCTCTTGGATTGAACTGAGGAAACGCATTGAGAGCGGTGTAGTTGAACGCCGTACTGCTACCTTCGTCATGCAGACTCTTGTGTACTCCATTGAGGAGGCCCAGAAGTTCGCAGACCTTATCATCCAACATGGAGGCGAAGGTGCTGTCCTTCGGAATCCTCGCGCCTTCTACCAACCGGGGAAACGAAACGCTGACATCATCAAGATTAAGAAAGGTGTCTCCTTCGACCTCAAGGTCATTGGTGTCTATGAAGGCAAAGGGAAATACATCGGGACTCTTGGTGGTCTTGTCTGTCAGTGGAAAGATGGACGAACCATTGAAATCTCTGGGATGACCGATGCTCAGAGACACGCTTGGTGGAATAACCCAGATGAAATTATCGGAAAGGTCGTGCAGGTGGATGCCATGTGCGAATCCTCTAAGGGACTCCTGAGAGAGCCTCGCTTCAAAGGCATCCGACATGATAAGACGGAAGGAGACTTCTAACATGAACGAATACTTGAAAGTGCTTCATGCGCTCTATGTGAACCCTCGCCACTTACAAAGCGACTTCGCAAGATACAACGCTAAGATTATCGCAGAGGCCGCTTCTCGTGGGCATATCACTTGCCTACTGGCTGGCATCGCTACGAACAAATGGTATGTCACAATCAAAGGGGCTGAGACCTTGAATGAAGCGGGGTGGATGGAATGAGTCATCCACTCCTTTTACTTTTTGATGCCGATATGATTCTCTTTGAATCCTGTGCCGCTGTGGAAACAGAGATTAAATGGGAGGATGACTTATGGACTCTACACTCGGATGCCGCTGATGCGAAGGCCATTGTGGATGACCGTGTATCCTTTATCACTGACAAGATTCTAAGCAAACTCGGCTATGAGGGAGCCTATGAGATTCTCATGTGCTTCACTGATGACAACAACTTCAGGAAGAACATCCTGCCTACCTATAAGGCCAACCGGAACGGAAAGCGTAAGCCTGTCTGTTACCGTGGGGTCAAGGAGTGGGTCTTTGAGAACTTCACTACCTACCAACGGCCTAACCTTGAGGCTGATGACTGCATAGGAATCTTGGCTACCACAAAGCCGAACACAGTTATTATATCCGGTGATAAGGACTTCAAGAGCGTTCCCGGTAGATTCTTCAATTATCGTAAGGATGAACTCTATGACATCTCTGAGGAAGAGGCTAACTATTGGCATATGTTCCAGACCCTTATTGGAGACACCGCTGACAACTACTCAGGGTGTCCCGGTATTGGCGAAAAGACTGCCCAAAAGATTCTCGCTGAAGGATACTCTTGGGATACCATTGTTGCTCAGTTTGAGAAGAAAGGTCTCACTGAACATGATGCCTTGATACAGGCACGAGTGGCCCGGATTCTTCGCAAAGAGGATTATGACTTCAAGAATAAGGCGGTGAAACTATGGGAGCCGAAGCGGTAGAAGTTACCCTTCTCGACAGACAACTATCTGCTGATGAGGTTCGCTATGTGTCAACCGCTATCTACAATCACATGGCAGAAATGGGAGTCAAGGGTCATCCTTTGGCTCCTTTCTTGTCTTTTGAGAACGTCCATCGAACCTGCGAGATTGCTAATCGTAGCGGCTATCTGGATGTCTATGTTCTCGGAGACCGGATTATTGGAGTTATCATGTATGACTTTGGGAACCTATGGTGGGCCGATGAAGCCTGTCTGAAAGAAATGATTATCTTAACAATAGACCCGGACTTTGTTGGATTCGGGAGAATCGCCCTGGAGCGACTTGAAGAACTCGCTGTGGAGCATGACTGCGCTCTCATTGAAACCGGGAGTGCAATGCCTTTGGATAAGAAACTCATTGAAAACATGTATGTCAAGAAAGGCCGCTACCAGATTACCTACCCTACTTTCGTAAGGATAGTGGGTTAATTGAGGCATATATAATCAGGTTCCTAATTGCGGCATATCCCAGAGAAGGACAGAAAGGGTGATGTATCTGGATGATGAATTAAAGATACCTTTTGTTTCTCAAGGACTCTTAGAGTACCTAGAGGTCTCTTTTGGTATAGACACTTTACTTACTCAAAAAACAAAGAACAATGATGAACACTTAGGGTATATCAAAGGTGTCCGTGAGGTCTTAGGGAGACTAAGGGCTATCCATGAGAGCCAAGACGAACAGGGGGATTGAGAATGTGTTGGAAAGTTAGTATGCCCTCAATGCCGAAGGTAGAGACAACTGCTAGAGACCTTGTGCCTCAAACTGAGTCTAAGGCTCCTGACTCTCCTATCTTCGGAGATAATGACTCCTCGTTCCTTGATATTGCCAAGAAGCGAGGTACTCAAGCCTTGAAGATTGACACAAAGAATAAGCAATCTTCTACATCCGGGTATAACCCGATGAATTACTAAACGAGAGGTGATGTTGTAGATGGGTGGAGTTTTAGGATGGGTTGGTGGTCTATTTGCCGCAAAGAAAGCGGCTGATGCTCTGAAACCAGATATTCCAAAAGCGGAAACACCTGCTACTCCAGCGGTAGCCGCTCCTGCTCCAGAGGTTAAACAGGAGACCGGAGTTGACACCACTGGTGAAGCAATTAAACGTAAGGCCAAAGGTAAACGTGGTCTTATGATTCAACCGACCAATACAACTGGTGGAGGTTCTGTCGGTGGAACCGGGTTGAACATCTAAGGCGGTGTAGTCAATGAGTGATAATAAGCAACAACGCTCTGAGACAGCACAGGCTTTATATAAGCGCATGGAGACCGAACGTGCGCCATATATCCGTAGGGCTGAAGAATGTGCCAAGTATACTATCCCCTCACTGTTTCCAAAGCAGTCCGACAATTCTAGTACGGACTTCGAGACTCCCTATCAATCCGTGGGGTCTCGTGGAGTCAATAACATAGGCTCCAAATTGATGCTGGCTCTGCTCCCTCCGAACTCACCATTCTTCAGGCTCAATCCGGGCCAAGGAGCAAAGGAGAACCTTGAGACCATGCAGGATGTCAAGGAAAAGGTTGAACAAGCCTTGATGTTACTGGAGCAGAAAATCACTCGGTATATCGAGACGCATCAAATTCGTGTTACTGTCGCAGAGGCTCTTAAAGTTCTCGTAGTGACAGGCAATGCTCTCCTCTTCCTGCCTCCGAAAGAAGGCGGTATGAAACTCTACAAGTTGAACTCCTACGTTCTCCAAAGGGATGCCTTGGGTAACGTGATTCAACTGGTCACAATGGACAAGATTGCTTATGCCGCTCTACCAGATGATGTGAAGTCTATCGTTACAAAATCTGGACAAGAGAAGAAACCTGAAGACATCGTTGAGATTTACACTCATGTTTATCTTGAAGATGGTCAATTCATCGCCTACCAAGAGGTAGCAGGTGAAGTTATTCCCGGCTCTGAGCAAAAGTTCCCAAAAGAGAAAACTCCGTGGATTCCTATTCGCATGGTCAAAGTGGATGGCGAATCATATGGTCGTGGGTTTGTAGAAGAGTACCTTGGAGACCTCCGTTCACTTGAGGGTCTCTCTAAGGCCATAGTCGAACTTGCGGCTATAGCAGCCAATGTTGTTTTCCTTGTGAATCCTAATGGCGTGACTAGGGTTCAAAAGGTAGCCAAAGCGAAACCCGGAGAATTTGTGTCCGGTAGACCAGATGATATTCACGCACTACAACTTGAGAAATATGCTGACCTTCAGGTCGCAGAGAAAACGGCGAGTGGAATTGAGGCTCGCCTTTCTTATGCCTTCATGCTGAACTCTGCTGTCCAAAGGAACGGAGAGCGTGTTACTGCTGAAGAGATTCGCTATGTAGCCGGGGAACTTGAGGATACCCTTGGAGGCATCTACTCAATCCTGAGTCAAGAACTCCAACTCCCTCTTGTCCGTAGACTACTGGCTCAATTACAAAGCATGGGTGAAATCCCGGACTTACCGGATGGTATCGTGGAACCTGCTATCACTACTGGTCTTGAAGCGTTAGGCCGTGGACATGACTTGAACAAGTTGGCTACGTTCCTTGACTTCACCACTAAGATACCAGAGGCGGCTCAACGTCTTAAATTAGATACCCTGCTGACTATGATTGCAACCGGATTAAATATCGACACTACGAACCTTGTCAAGAGCGATGAGGAACTTCAACAAGAGGCGATGCAGATGCAACAAATGGAACTCTTGAAGCAAGCAACTCCAAATCTCGCTAAAGGGTTCGCAGATGCTCAGATGCAAGAAAATCAAGGAGGTAAGTAAATATGGGAGACAATGAAAACATTTATGGTAGCAACGCTGTGACTTCTAATCCAGAAGAAGCGGCTAAGATTCTTGAGGGTCGAGATGTCCAGATTACTACGTCTAACACACAGACCTTCACTACGAAAACTGAGGACGGTCAGACAGGAACCGAAACGACTCCAAAGGATGATACCACTGGAGACCAAGGGAACCAACAGGCCGATACTCAGAAGCAAGAGTCAACTCCTGAACAACAACTGGCTACTGACATTCAGACCCAGATTAAGGCTGAAGAGGATGCTAAGAAAGACCTTGCGGCTAAAGGCGTGGACTTCAATGCTATTGCCGCTGAGTATGAATCCAATGGAACTCTGAGTGCTGACACTCTGGGTAAGTTGGAGAAGGCTGGCTACCCGAAGTCTGTAGTCGATGCGTATATCGCAGGAATGGAAGCGACTGCCGCACGGTTCGAGTCACAAGTTTATGACTACGCTGGCGGTAAAGAAGCGTTCCAACAGATGACTCAATTCGTTCAAGGTCTTGGTAATGAATATGTCAATGCCTTCAACAAGGTTATTGAAACCGGAGACCTGACACAAATCCGCATCGCTATCCAAGGCTTTAAGTCTCAGATGGCGGCTAAATATGGTACTACCAACCGTACTATCATGGGCAACTCTACGAGTACCAAAACTGCCCAAGGGTTCACCTCTCGCTCCGAAATGGTGAAAGCGATGAGTGACCCACGTTATTTGCGTGACCCTCAGTACACAAAAGAAGTTCGTGCTAAAACTGCATTGACCAACTTCTAAGATGGCCCTGACTTAAACGAGTCGGGGTCTTTTCTATTTCTCAGGGTGTTCTTTAAGTTCACTATACAAAATCAAAAAAAAAAATTTAGAAAACGAAAGGATGATTGTTAATGCCAGATATTATTATTGCTAAACCGGGTCAAGTTGTAGGAGGTTCTGATGCTCTCCAAATGTTCCTAAAGGTCTTCGGGGGTGAAACCATTACCGCCTTTGAGCGTTCCTCTGTGACCTTCGGAAGACACATGGTTCGTACTATTGCCGCAGGTAAATCCGCACAATTCCCTGTATTCGGACGTACTAACGCTCATTACCTGAAACCGGGGAAATCCTTGGATGACCTTCGTGAAAACATTCCACACAATGAGAGAAACATCTCCATTGATGGTCTGTTGACTGCTGACTGCCTAATCTCCGATATTGAAGAGGCTATGGCTCATTATGATATTAGCGGTGAGTATTCTCGCCAGTTAGGTGAAGCCTTGGCTATCGCCGCTGACGGTGCGGTACTTGCTGAAGCCGCTAAGATGGTCGTAGAGGACAAGGAGAATATTCCGGGTCTTGGTAAAGGTAAATTGGTTACTCGCAACATTGCGGCATCCGATTACGGTATCACTGAGGCTATGGGTAAGGCCATTGTGTCTATGCTGTTGGAAATCAAAGCGGCTATGTCCAAGAATCGTGTACCGGCTACTGAACGCTATGTATACATGAAACCGGAAGGAACTAACGCATTGGTCGCTTCTCTGGTGGCTATCAACCGTGACTTCGGTGCTGTTGCCTCCATCACTGAGGCTAATGTACTTCGTGTTGCTGGATTCGACATCATTGAGACTCCGCACTTGACCGATGGTGGTGCGGCTGTGAACGATGGTGTTCTGCAAGGAAATGGTCATGTGTTCCCTGCTACTTATGCTGAATCCTGCCAGTTCATCGCTATGCACAGAACCGCTGTAGGTACTGTGAAACTGCGTGACTTGGCTCTGGAACAGGCTCGTAGACCGGAATACCAAGCAGACCAAATCATCGCTAAGTATGCGATGGGCCACGGTGGTCTTCGTCCTGAAGCCGCCTTCATGGGTGTTATGACTCACGCCTAATCTAAGATAGGGAATCTTCTGGTCTTCCAGAGGGTTCCCTATTTTTTACTATTTTTAAAACGAAAGGAGGAGTTCTGGTGATTCTGACTCCTGTTACTGAATTGGATGCTATAAACGAAATCATTGGAGCCATTGGGGAATCCCCGGTGAACTCTATCGAGAACCCTACGAATGTAGATGTTATTAATGCTATCCGCTTGCTAACCCTTACGAATCGCCAAGTGCAGTCTAAAGGATGGTCTTTCAATATCATTGATAGTTACACTTTGAACCCAGACATATTCTCTAAGAAAATCCGATGGATGGATAACTTCCTCTTTATTCGAGGAACTGATGGAACACGGTATGTTAAGCGAGGCGAGTACGTCTATGACTTCGATAATCAGACCGATTCCTTTGAAAACAACATTGACGTTGAATGTATCCTATTGGTTCCTTTCGAGGACATGCCTGAACCAATGAAACAATATATCACAGCGAAAGCCGCTAGAGAGTTCCAAGTGCGCTATCTTGGTGACTCTGCTCTTACTGAAGAATTGGCTCGTTACGAGATGGAGGCATGGCGAGACCTTCAGGATTACGAATTAGACTTGAACAACTACAATATGCTGGACATGACAGGAGTTCAGCAGTTACGGAGGCGATAACCTATGGGCCTGTACTCACAGACCATCAAGAACCTTGTCTCCGGTATTAGTCAACAACCTCCAATTCTACGGCTCCCGGAACAGTTGGAGTATCAAGAGAACGCTCTATCTACTGAGGCCGCAGGTCTACAGAAGAGACCTCCTACTATTCATATCGCCTCGCTCCTGTCTTCTACAATTACTACCGGGGTGAAACCCTTGGTACACCTTATAAATCGGGATGAATATGAGCGGTATATCGTTCTGTTCAATGGCTCTGAGGTGCATGTATGGGATTACCTTGGGAATAAAAAGACAGTCAACTACTCAACCGGAGCGCAGTCCTATATCACTACTACGTCTCCTCGTAAGAAACTGAAGGCAATCACGGTGGCTGACTATACGTTCATTGTGAATATTGATAAAGTCCCGGCGATGTCCTCTGAGGTTATCCCGGATGTGTGGGCCACTCAGGGAGCCTTGATTAATGTCAAGCAGGGTCAATACGGACGTAAGTATGAGATTATTGTCAACGGTACTTCCGTGTCTTCTTTTACTACTCCCGATGGCTCTCAGGCAACGCAGAGTACACAGATTGACACCAACTATATCGCCACTCAGTTGAAGACAGGTCTCACCAATAATGGCTACACTGTGACCCAAGGTGAGGGCTGGCTTTATTTTTACAAGGCTGGAGTGGCTATCAATACCTTAGAGACAAAGGATGGATTCAACAATAACGCTATGGTGGGAATCCTAAAGACTGTCCAGAAGTTCTCTAACCTTCCTGCACAGGCTCCCGATGGATTCACTGTAAAGATTCTTGGAGAACCGGGAAGTGGTGTCGATGACTACTATGTGAAATATGATGCTGTGGAAAAGGTATGGAAGGAGACTGCCAAGCCGGGAATCCTTTGTTCCTATAATGCCACAACGATGCCACATGTACTTATTAGAGAGGCCAATGGTACATTCACCTTGAAGCAAGCCGATTGGATTAAGAGAAAGACCGGGGATGATGACTCTAACCCACTCCCCTCGTTTATTGGGCAAAACATAAATGACCTTTACTTCTTTAGGAATCGCTTGGGATTCATCGCAGGTGAGAATGTTATCTTGTCGAAGGCCGGGGAGTTCTTTCAGTTCTGGATGAGTTCTGCGGTAGAACTTCAGGACACAGACCCGATTGACCTTGCAGTTAGTCATAACGTGGTATCCATCCTCTACCATGCAGTTCCCTTCGCAGAGGAACTATTACTATTCTCTGCTCAGACTCAGTTCGTTCTCCGGGCCGAAGGTGTGTTGAGTCCTAAGAACGCTCGTATTGACCAAGTGACTGAGTTCGGATGTAATACCATGACTCGGCCTGTTGGTGCAGGTAGACGTATCTACTTCCCTGCTGAGAGAGCGCAGTATACTTCAATCAAAGAGTTCTATGCGGTTCAGGATGTAACCAATGTGAAGAACGCACAGGACATCACAAGTCATATCCCTTCGTATATCCCGAATGGTGTCTATCGGCTTATCTCCTCGACCATTGAGA